ACATATTTACAAGTGACTTCATCTAGTAATATTTGATTATCGTCAGGCCAATCTTTAAATATTATTTCCATAAATTAATTAATACTGCTGCTAAATATATTAAAGCTACTATAATACATATTGTTAAAAGTATTGCAGTAGGAATCCATAACGGACTAAATACCCACCACCAAGACCAATCTATTTTATCAAATATCTTAGCGAAGAAAAATGCTAAAAATATAACAACATTTAATACTCCAACTAACGAAATATTTATTTTTTTAATTTTCTCCTCCATGTTTCCAAAATTTATAAGTTATATCTACCATTTCTTTAAAGCGGTTTTTATTTTTTATATATTTACTAGAATTTGGAACTAATTTAAACATTTTTTGATTAGTATTAGGATTATTTAAAGGACCATATTCTTCCATATAAGGACCTATCTTTATATAGTCCAATACTTCGAAATCAAAATGAACAACACTATAACCTCCAGAATATACTCCAACTTTTAATTCAGGATACTTATCTTTTATAAAACGAGATAATTTATTAATTTCTTCTTCTTTTCCTCCCATAAACCCCACTAAGGTAATTCCTTTATTAGAATCTATAAGTTTATTAAGTTCATCAAATGTTAGTTCAGTACCAACATCTTTCCAAAGTTCTGGACTATGGCATCCAGGACAATGCCAAGGACAATTCGATATGTTTATACATAAAGAAATCTCATCAGGAAATTCACTAAATGTAATTTGTGTATCAGTATATTTCATGACTATATACTCTTTTCTTTTGTTCTATTTTTCTGGGGTTACTAAAAGCACTAACAGGTCTTAAATATCCAATAATTCTAGTCCAGTAATCTATATTTTTACTATGGCATATAGGACATTCTTCTATTGGAGCATTTACTACATGACCACAATTTTTACATTCACTAATAGGAATATTAAAAGTAAAGTAATTAGTTCCTTGTTCTATTGCAAAATCTATTAATTTTGTATACTGAGCTTCTGACAAATGTTCATCAAGGTTTGCATGAAGAGCTTGTCCTCCGTCGCAATATGGAGCAACTTGCTTCCCATGTAAAATAAACTTATCAAGAATAGAAGTATTATCCCAAGGATTGTAAAAATAGCAGTTGTATAAGTTCTGATTTTCTGGTACCCAATAACCGTCTTTCTTATCATGTTCATAAAGTTTTACACCTAATCCTTCACCGGGAATTGCTTCACTATTGAATAAAATAGGCTTTTTCTTATTATGAATAGAATGAATTTTATTTTGTTCCTTTACTGTTCCAAATATTAATCTTAAGAAATCAATATATTCTTCATTGTTAGAAACAGACATTCCTAAGAATTGAGCAGCTTCAGTATATCCAATTAATCCAATAGTAGAATATAATTTTTTCATATAAATATATCCTCCATTAGATGGACTAAACATACCTTTTTCTTCTAAATCATAAAGCATTGTTTTATAAGCAATATGATATTTATATACTCTTTCAAGAATTTTTATTAAATAAAACTTTAAAGAATCATGTTGATTTCCAACAGTTGGAACTCCTCCAATAGATTTACACCAATCTTGAACAATTCTATTAATATTAAGAGTAATTACATTACAAGATCCAGTCATAATTCCAGTCAATCCAGTAGTACTACTAAATGTGTTTTCTTGCATTTCATTAAGTACCCTACAACAACTAGCTAATGCACTTGGATTATTAGAAAGATAACAGAAGAAACTTCCTCCTTTTGCCCATTCTTCAGCACATAATTTCTTATAATCTTTATCAATCACATCATGTCCGTTATGTACCATTGCCATAGTGGTTACTGGAAACGTGAGAGGCTTAATTAATCTTAAATCTCTATGAAGTTCCATAAAGATTCTTTGAAGAGTGTCTATAGCTTCCCATCTTGGTTGAGTTCCATCAGGATAATAAAAATCTTCAAATATACTATTAAAATATGTCTTATCATAGTAAGAAACATTTGAAACATAAAATATTCAATATAGTTCGCTACACTATATTCGCTTTTCAGCTGCTCTATATTTCTATAGAGATTAGACTATATCACATTCTATTTCTAGAGTCCTACCACTTCCACACGCTTGTGTGTACTCCACAAGGGATAGTCTTTGAACCTTCGTATTAAACGCTTGGCTGCTGATTGCCCTCATCCTAAATGTTAGGGTTTTCCAGCAATTCGATAGGTTTATCGTCCGCCTTCAATTGTTTCTTATATCCATGAACTTTAAATAAATGACAATCTTGACAGTAAGTAATTAAATTGTCTAAATCGCACAATTCGGAATCTTTAATAGCTATTTCATAGAGTTCATTTATATCTTTAACAGGATCTAAATCAGGATGTTCTGAGAGTATTCTATAAAAAATTTCTTTAAAAGGTTTCTTATGATGTACCTATAAATCTTTTTTATTTCCACATCCATCATATTGACAACAATAATGGTCTCTTGCTAAAACTTTTGTTACTTGTTGTACTTTAAAAAATTCTCTTAATCTTCGATATAAAGAAGTTACTCCACCTTTCCAATTTGGATGTTTATCTCCAATCATTAATCCTATATGTGCTTCACCTGTTCCTCTTATTGGAATATTAAAGTTTTTAAGTATTCGATCTATTACATCTGGACTACAATTAAACATGTCTCCTATATCCTTTTTAGATTTTCTTTGATTTATATACAAATCATATATAAAATCTTTATCATAGAATTCCTTAGGATATTCTTTTTTATTATAAGCAAATTGTGCTTCACAATAAGATCTAATAGCAACTCCACAATGTACAAGATGATTTTTAACACTAGTGTGAGTCATTCCAAAAATTTCTCCTATTTTTGTAGTAGACATTTTTTCTTCTAAATATAATCTTATTATTTCTGAATCGTTAGTGTTATCATATTGACTAACTAATCTTGGGTCTGCAATTATTTTCAAATTATATTTTTTTAAATATCTATAAATAGAAGTTTCTGAACAATTTAATTCACTAGCAATTTCATCAACATGTTTTCCTTGTTCTATTAAAGATTCTAAAATATCTTTTTTTATTATTAATTTTTCTTTTTTAATATCTAGTTTAATTAATAAACTTTTTAATCCTGCAACAGTTAATCCACATTCTGCTGCAACTTCCGCTCTTGGCCTATCTTTTATTATATATTCTTCGATAAGCCATTCTTTTGATTTATTAAATTTTGCCATATAAATATATAATATTATTAAATTTTAACAATATTAATATATTTATATTTCAACCTGAATCAAAATAAACCTTTCGGTAAAGAAGCCTATAAAAAATTTTTTGACGGACTGTTATAACTTCTGTTACCTGCAGGCTGATTTACTCCATATATAAATTGTTTCATACCTTTCCTAATAGCTCTTTTAATAGTCATAGGTTTAAGAGTATGTTCTGTAGTAGTTATTACATCAAGTTTTTTATACCATTCTGGACCAAACTCTGCTATTACATAATAGTTTAAAGCTATGAAATAATCACCTAAAGCTACAGCACCTTTAGCATTAGCACTAAGTAGAAAAGTTAAATTAGTTACTTGTCCACTAAATGATTGAATATCATTAGGAGCACTTGGAGTAACTCCATCAATCTTTCCAACACCTTCTGCCATCAATGGATATAATGAAGCTGCCATACAATATGGTTTTAATACAGGAGATGAGGCTTCATCGTGAGTATAAATTATCCAATTTTCTAAGTCTTTTATATATTGTTTACCTAAATCATTATCTTCTGGAAATAACTCATTAAGTTTGTCCTTCATTCTTTGTCTTTGAATACGTCTATTTGTTACCTTGTAAACTTCACCTTCAAGGTTAGCCACGTTTTTCATGGTAACATTAGCATTAGCATCAGTTTCAGAGGCAGTTGAAGCGTTAGTGTCAGTATTAGCATATTCATCCATGTAATCAATTCTTTCACGAATAAATCTAGCTTGCTTATGTTCTAATCTATATGTTTGATAACTATCAGCTACTTCGTTATAATCAAAATTTCTTAAAGTTTCTATTACTTGGTCTTGAATATCTTCTATTGACATTTCATCCCAAACTTTAACAGAATTAACTACCTCGTTATAAACATCTTCATCTACATCATATCCAATAGACTTAAAAGCTGCTTTTATAGCATTTTTAATTTTAATTGGATTAAATTGTTCTTTTTTGTTGTTTCTTTTAATAACATACATTATTTTTTCCATATTTAAAAAAATTAAAGGGTTATAAGAATATAAATATATTCATAATAACCCTCTAATCAAAATAATAGTCTATACTAATAATTTATATATAGTATTAAATATTTCTTCATTAACTTCTTTACTATGTTCTGTGTAATGATCTATATTATTAGAATTTTCTGTATCATTACAAGTTAAAATTACTTTATAAGTTCTCATGTCATTCTTTCAAAAATTTCTTTCGATTCATCACTGTGAGGATCGTGCAACCCATGCACCTTAATATCATCCCAATATAAAATATTACAATTCCAAAGAATTTGACCAAATCTCCAATCTGGATATTTTTCAACGTATTCAGATAATCTTTCTAATATTAATTTATTATACTTTTGCCTTTCCATAAGCTAATATAGTTTCATATGCTTCTTTAGATATATCATATACTTCACCACTAATACATCTAACCCGTTTTATAACTGCTATTCCATAAGTACCTTTTTTAACATCTTCAGAAATGGATTCAATTGTGTCCATATTAATATATGACCTTTCTGTATTTTTTACTAAATTCATATATCAAGAATATCTTTAAGTAATAAAGTCTTTTCAAATATATTAAATGGATCTTTTTTCATTCCATCAGTAAGTACTTGAGTAAACGCATTATATACTTGATACATACTTACTATTCCACTATCAATTCCAGTATAATAATCACTATCCTCTTTTTCAAATAATGATTTATAAGCATCAATAGGAGCAGATGTTGCAATTTTCACTTTACCATAGCGATTATCAAAATTATAGTTAATACAATTTCTAATCCATTTACCTAAAGATTCATTAACATTTTGAACATGAGTATCAAATTCAGATTCAACTAGTTTCTTTAACCAAGATCCGGTATCATCAGTCTGTGAGATAATACCTATTAATGAATTATAATCAATTGCAGTTTCAGATTCTAATTCTTGACAAGATAGCAACTGTGGACTGAATACACAAAGATTAGTACATGACATTCTTTCTTGACCTTTAAAGAATTTAACAACAGGTTTACGAACATCGAGTCCATAAACCATTCCAATAACTGCTCTATGAGGATCATCATTAAACTTATATTCATCTGGAAGAATAGCTTCAATAAGAACTCTATTATAAGTTATATCTTCAGTATTAATACTTCCGTCTTCTGTATATGTAATTTGAGTTGGAAGTTGTACTTGAACTCTAAATTCAGAAGTTAATTTCTGAACTCTTTCTAAAAAAGGTTCAACATATGCTTTAGTAGGAAAATATTCTCTATTTTTAATACGAGTAGCCTTTCCTGCAAGTAATTCATTTAAAGTAAGTTCCATGATTAATCGTCTTCGTTATCCAAGTCATTAATTGTAAGTTTAGAATCTTCTTTTTTATCAGAAATAAATCCTTCAAGTTCAGAAACAGCTATATCTTCATTATATTCTTTGATAGAAAGTACTAAAGTTTTTAATTCTAAATCATCCCTATCGGTAATACAATATTTTTTAAACAACTGTCCTTTTTTAGTATGTATTGATATACTATTAGAATCTAAATAGATAAAGAATTCAAATCCACCTTCTATTGTAAAAAAGTAATATTTAAGTAATTCCTGATATTTTCCTCTTACATCTAATCCTTTGTTCATAGCTATACGAACAGCTTCTTTAATTTTTTCAATCCAATTCGTCGTCTCCATAATATTCTTTTTTAATTTGTTCTTCATCAATTTCAATTTCTTGCATCCTATATTTCTTCCAATTCTCTATAACAGCTTCCTTATTAGAATTAGGACTTGGGCCAAGATATACTGTCATATTAAATGAATTTAAGTCTCTGCTCCAATTATAGAAATTTCCTGCCATATCGAGAAATTCAAAAAACTTATCACATATCTTATGTACATGGTACGGATTATCTTCAGCTTCTATACCTAATATTTTAGTAATTTCTTTTTCTAAACTATCAGGATGGTCATAACTTCTATATCCAGGATGATGAAGTCCAGTTTCATCAGTCCAACCATCAATATATTTATCAACAATAGGTTTTCTACAATAATCTTTAAGAATATGAATTGTATTAAGAAGTTCTTGTTGAGAATCTATATTATAAGCATAAATATAAGAATCACATATATCTTTCATTATTTCTTTAGGAAGATAATAAAATTCATAAGGACGAGGACCTATACATTCAGTAATAGATTTATCCTTCCATTCTGGATGATTTGTTTGACTTTTCATCTTCCAATCATCCCATTCTTTATATATTTTAGAATAAATTCTACATTCTTCTTTAAAATCATCCCAGGATATTTTAGGAGTTACCCATGTATATAACTCCTTCAAACATTTATCACATGCTTCTGATAATACTTCATTTCTTGTCATAATTATTTAAAAATTTCTTTAAGTCTTCGTAAGAAATATCATCCACATAACTTCTAAAGAGATTCATTTTATTTTCATATTCATTATTTTCTTCCTGATCGTTAGTTATTTCTTCATACAATTCATCATAGTTAGAAATCGTCCATTTATCAAATGTATTTTTAATTTCTTCTAAATCTTCTAATGAATCAACATCCTCAAGTGAAAATGTTTTATTCTCGAAATCTGTATCCTCTGCAAATGCATATTTCCAATTATCAAGAATTTCATTTATAATACATTCAGCTATATAATCTTGTGAATTGAGACACATGGTATCATCAAATGATATACTTTCAATATCACATTCTGGAAGAGAATTAACTACATCATTAAATAAATCTTCACTAATTATTTCAGCACTGTTTAAAAATTGTTGATATTTTGTCATAATTCTTTAAAAAATTTACATTCTTTTTGCCATAAAGCCATCATAAAGTAGATTCCACAATCATCTTCCTTATAGCTTTTACATTTAAAACATCTTTCTAATAATTCATCTGATTTATCCATTTTTTAAAAATTTTCAAATGTACCTATAGTTCTAATACTTCCAATAAATAAATCATATGATACACCATAACTATTAGATACATAATTCATTTGAGAATAATCGGAGTCTCCAAATAAACTTAAAACATTTCTATAATCGAATTTTCTACAAGAATTAAGATTATTAGAATGTAAATCACCTTTTATAATGTGTATATTTTCTCCAGTCATTTGTTCTCTATCCATCCAATCTCTTAAAAGAGTACTAGTAGCATCATTAAGATTAAGAGGCATAGGTTTCTTCATAAATTGACCATCTTTACCATGAAATACTAAATAGCGATGAGAACCAACACTAAATACACCATAATATCTATCAAATACGGTAAATGGAATATTAGGGAAATAAGATTTAGCAGCATATTCTAATGCTTTAATGGCGAAATAATCAGCATATCCACCATGATTTCCTTCTGGAACAGCATAGATTTCCACATTATTACATAAAGATTGAATATCTTCTATAAAATGTAACATATGTTTAATAAACACATTAAATTGTTGTTTATTATCCATATTTTGGGGCATGACATGATCTCTACGAGCGGTCATTCCATCCATTCCATCAAGATAATCTCCAAGTAAATTAATTATAATTTTCTCAAAAGCTCCTAATTTACTTACTCTATTTACTAATTCCTCTAATCTTCTTGCAAATTCAGTTTCGTTCCATTCGTTATTAAATAAGCTAGTGGATGATAATGCTGCTCCAACATGAGTATCACTTATATGCAATACAAGTGTTTTTCCAGTATGATAACAAGGTGTATAAGTTTTAGGAGTATAATTTCCATCTATTGTAAAATGAAAATCTTTAGCATATTTTAACGAATTTAATTCTAAAGCTAATTTATTAATAAGTTTATTAGCTTCTGCTAACTGATCCTTTTCAATTCTGCGAAGAACATTATTTTCTTTATTTTGATTATGAAGATTGATAAGTTGTTCTTCACTTAATTCTTCTACTTGATGAGGAGCAAATTCAGAATTAGCTTTATAAATATTAAAAGCTCTGAGGATTCTTTTAAACTCTACAAATGTATAATAGGGAAACTCACGAGACACGATTTTTTGTGTAAGATTGGCCCCATAGTAACTATAGAGTTTATATATTGTCTCCATTTCTTTTCTGTCGAGTTTTCCTCTGAGTGTTGGAGAATCTTTTCTAAATATTTCAAAAGTGTAATATTGGATATTTCCATTTTCATCACGTTCTACTTCAGTAACGGCTCTATCATCTGTTTCTACTTCTTCTTTAGTAGTAGTAACATTTCTTTTACACTGAGAATAAATATCTAAAAATTCTTTAATAAGTTCAATAGGATGTTCAGAATCTATAATATTTTGTCTAGCTTGATAATAATAGTTAGCTTTATGCTTTTTATTATTTAACGATTTATACTTTCTCAAGTCTTCAATAATTTCTTTTATTTTCTTTTCACTAATTTTATTCATTTTTCAATGTTGTACAATGTGATAATAAAAAAGTCCGAAAGGAATATAATTCCAATCGGACTTAGCAAGTAGTTTTATATGTTTAAAATTATCTTATTCAGCAGATTCGTAACCAAATACTGTCAACTTATAAGGTTGAGTTCCCTTTGAAGGACAATACTTAACAATAGCATACAAAGAATTCTTCTCCTTAACCTTGTGCTCTACAAAAATCTTCACAGAAGCCTGATTATCAATAACCCACTCCTTTGAAGCTTGCTCAGCTGCCTTAGAGGTCTTTTCACAGAAAATTTCTTCATTAGTATCAGCTGCCTTACCAACATAGAACTTTTCGGGAGTATGAGTTCTCTTTTCATACTTAATCTTTTCTACTTGATAAGGACGTTCACGAGTATCCTGAACACCAGTTTGAGTTACAATATAAGCACCAATTCCAGCCTTATCATACTTCTTCTTCTTCAGATAATCCTTCATCCAATCCTTGATATTATCTTCATTAGTAGCATTTTCCTTAGACCATTTCTTAAATGCTTGTGTAGCATCAACCATGAGGTTCATAGGAGCGGCTTGCTTAATAGCTTCATCTTTGGTCTTACCAATAACTTCAAACTTCTTAAATAATTTCATTGTTTCCATAATAAATTTATTATATTTTTTACACATTTTCATTTGGCAAATTTGCCAACATAAACTATCTACTTATTATAAAAACTATCTACTTGTTTAGTGTGAATTAAATATATTATTCAACAATTCGTATCATATATATTTAACATATTTTTACATTAAAATTTTATTTTGACTTAAAATGGAAAATAAGTAGAAAGAATATTTTGTATCTCTTTCAAAATATCTTTGCCTTTTAATCCGAAAGTAGGAAATTCTTCAGATTTATTTCCATAAGCAAAATCTTCACAAACTATTGCTAATCCTTTAATAAAATTATCTGGTAATCCTAGATTTTTACTTAACTTATATATTAAAGAATAATAAGTTAAATCCGGATTTTTTGGTTTATTCTTTGCATACAAATAATTTATTAAAGATATAAGAATTAGTTTTCTTTCAAATGGAGAATGTCCATCTGACTCTGGAAGATTTAAATATCCTAAACTATAATGTTCAAAATAAAATCTTCTAAGTTCTTCAAAATTCATATCCTTTAATTTGGTTAAAATATCCAACACAACGGAGAAGATATTTTACTTCTTCGATTCCACTTTTAAATAATTTAGTAGTCATAGGATAAATGCAAGTGTTGTATTCTAGAACTGTAGATACAACTAAGAAATTACCTTTAATTGTTGGCTTTTCTATATTATAGAATTTATTAGCTACAAGTTTTAACAACCAACTATAAAAAGCTATTTCACGTTGATAACTATATTGTACAGGATTAAAATAATTTATAGGCTTACCACAAGTTTTTAAATCATTTACAGTAATTACATTTTCTTCTGTATCTATACTAAAGTTATCAAGTTTAGCTTTTAATTTGTAGATTCTTGGTTCATATTCTGGAATTTCCATCTGAATGTCCAGCAGAATAGTTTTCTCATTACCTGTAATTGGAGAATCCACAATACCAGTAGGATTAAGTAGCTTTTGAATATCTGAATTTTCATTTAAAGTCTTTAAACAATTAGTTAGTAATTCAAAATTCCTTTCATCAGTATAAATACGTTCCTTAGAATTTTCTTTAATAGGATTTTTCTGTTCATATAAAAACCTATCTCTCCAATATGGTTCTGCTTTATCTCTAAATTCTTTAAGCCTATTAGATGTAAGTTTGTCTTTGTAATATCCTATCTTATAAGACATACTTTTAATTTCATCATCAGTTGGAAATGTTCCATCAGATTTATAAAGTGCATCAGCCATTAATCCAGCTTTTGCTGTAGGTTTAAATACACCTTCTATCACTTCAAATGATTCTGGCTGGAGTACTTGTTGATGAATAAGACTACCTGTCTCAAAACTCGGATTATAAGGAGAAGGTTCATTCTTAAAAAATGCTTCTACTCCCTCTTTAACAAGTTTACCTAACCTACTATTTGAAATATATTCCTTTTTATAATCTCTGAAATAAATTTCATCACTAATGTCTTCTAATTTAAGAGTATCTAATAGTGGAGTTATTTTAATTTGTTTAATCAATTCATTATCAACAGTCATAATACAAGTTAAATTCTTTAAAACAATTCATTTCTAATGCCATATTATAGACATCTTCAATCTCATCATAATCTAAAGTATATATTTTTAGAAATGGACCATATTCCTTATTATTAGGACTATTTATTAATAAACAAGGTATTCCTGCACTATTTAAAGCTTTCCATTGATGTGGAGAATCTTCTATAAATACATCAATTCTACCTTTTATATACTTAGATTTAGGAATATTATATCCAGGAACTTGATATAATGGACTATTAGGTAAATCATTAATTTCTATTGCCTTTTTAGACCAACATTTTTTATTTACCCTTGAACTACAATACAGTTTAGGTACAAAATTGGGCCTCCTAATAACAGGAAGCCCAATCCAAAAATCACGTTCTTTAGATAATATATGAGTTACATTTCTAGTAATAGCCCAATCATATTTAGGCCATTTCTTAAATCGATTTAAATATCCTTCACTAAACCCAAATATAGTATCATCTAAATCGCATCCAATTTCTAAATGTTTAATCATTCTCTGTTTTACTAGATTCAATAGTTAAACCAGTATCTAAACGGAATGTCTCTTTTTCTTCTTTAGAAAGGTTCTTATAAGAAGTAACCAATCTCTTTATATAAGTTTCTCTTTTCATAATTCTTCATAAATTTCTAAATCTGACAAAGCAATATAATGAGTATCATTAAGATATTCTCTTAACTGTTTCCAATCCTCAATAGTATCAAGAATTTTATCATCTTCTAAATCATTACCATATTGCATTATTATCTTTTCTACTGCGTCGTTATATGATTTTGCAGAAGTTGTTCTTATAAAAGGCCAAACATCTAATGGACATTCGGCCCATAAATATTTATTCATTACTTTGTTAATAATTTATAAAAATATTCTTTAGGCATATAAACATATTCATTGTTTTGTTGCCTATCACTTTCTTTATTCCAAAAAATAACTAAAGGTTTATCTTTTAAAGGGCAAGCTTCTGATATTGATTCAATATTAGGAGAATTTTTAGTACGCTTACATTGTATATAACAATCTAATACCCCTAAAGTATCTGCAATATCAATCTTTGCATTATCAAGATTACGTGATTCACTTCTAGAAGATCTTAAACCTTCGAATCCTAAATCAGTTAATTCATGTATAATCTTCAATTCGTAACCGTTACCTTTACGTTTACTTTGTGAAGCCTTCATTGATCTTTTGGTATGTTCATCCATCCATTCAACCTTTATTCCATCTTTCGGAACAGTATTCTTATTAGCTCTAATTTTAAGAGCTTGAACTGATAAAGTTGTCATTTCAGCTGCTTGCTCGATTGATTCATAAACCCATGAATTACCTGCTTTATCAGTTATTTTAACAGCTGTGTTTAAATTCTTTTTCTACCTCATAATTCTTATTTAATTGTATGTACTACTGACCACCAAATATTTCTTTCTAAATATTGTCCTCTTGGAATCTCACCTTCTACAAAAGAACCTGCAATAATAAAGGGAAGTTTATGACCAGACCATATATCTGGCATACCTCCACATTTCATAAGTACTGGAGGTTCTGCAAATACATAAGAACCTGTCCAATCTTTAGCTATATAAACTTTCATCTTTTAAAACTTTTTATTCATTTTCAATACTCTCATTTAAAATTTGAAATAATTCCATATAGTCATTTATTTTACTTGCTAATTCTTCTTCAGAATACACTCCACTTCCAACTCTTCCACATTTTGGACAAGTTTGAATACTTGACATTGGATCAATATTAAGTTCACTTTCATTATAAATAGTTTTACAACTAGCACAAATATATTTCTTCATAACGGATTACATTGAATTAAATAATAAATATCCTCTACTGTAACATCAAATGGTGCTCTTTCATCACTTCTAATACCATATTTGATAATAGAAAATAAATCGTCTTGAGTTAATGATTCTAAATATTCTTGTTTAGTCATTTTAATACTTTTTTAAGAATTAAATACAATACATAAATAACACTTATTCCTATTATAGGATATATAATATCCCAAATTTCAATTTCGTAATTCATTTATATTAAGTTTAAACTATCAAATAATTTATCAGCTAATTTCATCCAGCTCAATTTGTTTTCTATTTTTCTACTAATTGCAGCAGATTCTTTAAAAGGGTCTTCACAGTTTAAATATCCCATACTTTATTTAAATTTATAATTAGACATAAATTCATTAACATATTCTTTCATATTCTCTACTCCTACTAGTTTAATTGAATCAGTAAAGTCTTTTTTTAAATACCAAGGCATCCAGAAATAATTTAATTCAGGATGTTTTTTACGAATAAGCCACATATTATGTAGTCCTGGTCTATCCGAATCGAATATTACTAATATGTATTTAAAACGTTGTTTAAATTCTTCTAATTGTTTATCTAAAACAAATGTAGATTCAGATGGAGTACTAACTGCTGCTATTCCAAATTCATACATTGCAGCACAATCTTTCATAGACTTTGTAATAACAAGTAATTCTCCAGTTTTAGGAAGTTGATGATAGCCTTGAAGTACTTTTTTAGGAAGATTATTTATAAACCTGATACCTTTTTCTTTATTAAATGGAAAATAAATCTTCCAAAGTTCTTTAGAATTTTTATCTTTACCAAAATAATATCCATAAATTGGACACTGTTCATTAGATATAAATTTTAATTCTCCATTTAAGAATATATTTTGTAAAGAGAATATTTTATATTTTTTAAGAGTTTTCTTACTAATTCCAAACTGTTTCCACCATTCTAATTCTTTAACCGTATAATTTTTTATTGTAACTTGTATCTTAGCGGATTCAGTTTCTTTTAATGATTCTACAATTTTAGGAGCTTGTTTTTTTACAACATTTGAATTTATTAAATTGAAATCTTTAGCTATAATATTTAAGGCTTCATAGTAATTACAATTATAAAGTCTCATTACAAGATTCCAACAATCAATATGTTCATTAGTTGCAAAATCATGTAAATAAAGTATTCCAGACTTGGACTTATATATAGAACAAGTTACATGGTTGTCACTTCTTAGAGGACTGAGGAATAGTTTTTTACTATTCACATCAGTCCTAGTATAATAAGACATTATAGACTCTTGATTCACTTTGGAAAGTATAAAGTCTTTATTAATTTTTGGTTGTAACGATATAAATTCCATAAGAGCCTATAATTAATTATTAAACTTCTAAATCATCTAAATTAAGATCATCGGAATTGTCAATATCAGAATTATCAGTATTAGAGTCCATGTTTGTTGGCTTAGCATTCTGATAATTCTTCTGCTGTGTAAGCTCATAATTAGTAAAGAACAAATTATCTCCAATAAAGTTTACAGGAAATACCTCTCCAGTCTTACTAAGACCACAAGCATTAGGAAGAGCTGCATAAATAGTTCCATTATTATTACGACCTACTAACTTTAAACTAGTTTCTACATTATTCTTTCCAGCAAGAGCTTTAATAATCAAATCAATAAATTGATCGATTGTTTTAATCTTCGAAGCATTAGCCTTAATCTTCTCTTCACCAGCGGGATTAAGAGCATGAACAATTTGCATCAGTGTAAACTGGAAATTCTCAAATCGAGAAGGGCGGTTGTATTCATGTCCTTCATTGTTTTTATATGTAGGACGTTCCATATCTGCATCTGTAGTAGGAATAAATAAATTGGTACTAAATGTTCCTTTATTATCTCCAGTACCTGTAAATTCAAGTGCTACTACAGGATATTCAGCATTAGGATCTTTAGAGCCTTTAAGAATAGTTTTCTCAATCTTTGTAAGATTTACAGTATAAATGTCATAAGGACGAAGATAAGCACCAGCACTGCTAGTAAATGATTGTTCACTAAGATTACTAAAATTAAACATATAATATATTCATAAACATAAAATTAAAAAGAATTATCTAAATTATATTTAAATTATCTAAATTTAAAAATATTTTTAAATTTCTAATTCAAAATCATCCATATCTACTCCAGATTCATCGTCTACATCAAACTCTTCTGGATTAGCTATCTCTTCGGGAACGTCAATAATGTCATCCTCAGCTTGAGGAGTATTTCCAATTAACTTGAAATAACCTTCTTTACCATCATAAGGAACTATTTCAAATGTATCTCCATATTCTGCAAGATTATCATGTTTAGAACCACGACAACTCACTGTATAAGTCTTAGTAAGTCTATTTCCAGACTTTAAATCCTCACACAAAATAGGTGTAGTAATTCTACCTTTCTTTTCAAACTTAATATCAAGCTTTGTTTCTGGTTCAAATCCAGTTAATTCAACTGCTTTATTATTAAGTTGCCATTTTCCTTCAAGAAGATGGATTAATGGTTCAGACTCACCGTCATCTTTAGGTTTCTTTGTACGAGTTGTAGTAGCTTTCTTAGTTACTTCCTTAAAATCTCCAAGAGTAGCTTCTCTTGTAATAATCTCTCCAGTTGAATCGTCAACTATTTCAATAATAAGTTTTGCAGAATTAATATTCCAAGCCATAATTATTCTTCATTATATTCTTTAATTACTTTAAGTATCTCATTTAAGTCATTATCAATCTCTAATTCTTCAAACATTCCCATTGGAGTTTTAGCAAGACATTTACCATCATTATTAGTAACTAATTTATATTGCATCTTGCCATCATCACCTTCTTCTGTCTTGGCGAAGAAAATATAAGTAAATAATCCTTCAAGAGTTACTTTTTCAGAAAGAAGTTTTCCAATAGTTTTAATAACATACTTAGGATCAATTTCAGTGCCAGTATTTTCACAATGAGTTAAGAAGCACATTGTACAATCTTCTCTCATTTGTTCAGCATATCTAAGTATTTCCATTGCGTGTTGTGCCAATTCTGAGAACTTTTGGTATCCCACTTCAGTTGCACGATCAACAAACTCATAACTTAGCACATATTGAAAATCATCGACTACTACAGTAGTGATATTAGGTAATTTTGAATTTACTATCTTAAGAATCTTAAGTATAGCTTCCCAATTAGAGCTTACATAATAATTTCCAGTAATTTCCTTAGTTTCTTTATTAACTGTAAAAGGAATATACTTCTTTTTCCAGCCTCTAAAAGGTAGAGGTTTACCTGTAGTTGAAATAATGAAAGTTGTTTCTGGATCTAGGTTACGAAGACTTGTTGTTTTTCCGTGACCACTTTCACCATAAATACATAATGTTTGACAAGCCATTATAAAATTAATTTAAAATCATTTTTGCTTGAATTATCTACTTCTTCTTTTTCTTCATCTTCCTTTAATATATAATCAGGTGTTAAATATTTATTATAATCATAAATTTCGTTAGGTAAAGGTAATTCATGAAAAATTCCAGATTTGCCAAAGAAATTTACTGCAATCTCAACGTCAGATTCTCCATATCTTGACTTTAAAACTGAAATGGTTCTGAATTTATCAGTCAATTTCTTTATATCGTAGCCTCTATAAGTACTAAGCTTATCTCTATGAGGATTATAAATAGCAAGAACTACCTCTGCGTCAGTTACAGGACCACCACTATCTTTCGTATCATTAATAGTAAATCCAGTACGTGCTGCTTTGAATCTCTCTATACTACCTTGGTCTCTATTAGCTTGTTGAACAACTACTGGAGATATACCACACATATTTCTAAGTGTAAGTAGATATTGAGAAATTAAATCAATTTCTTGCTTAAGAGTGTGTCCTTCACTAGGTCTACAGATGCCTATATGATCTACTATAACAGTAAATATCATATCTGGATCATTTGGAATATATATTTTACGATGTTCATCTTCTTTAAAGGTTCCAAGTTTTTCTAATTCTTTTAGAAGTAACGAATATAATACTTTGGCATTAAGAGCTTTATCATAAACTACAATATGTTCTTCCATTTTCTTTAACCATGGAATACATTCTTGTACTATATTATATAGTTTGTCAGAAATGACTTGTCCTTTTCTTCTAGACAATAAATCCTTCAATGATACTTCTATCCCATATTTTTCAAATATATACATAGTAAGAAGTTTACCAAATACCATATCTGGGTTCATTTCTAGTGAAGCTAACCATACCTTATATTTATTATCATCCAAATGATCTTGTAAAGGTTTAAAAATATAACTGAAAAGCACTTCTGTACTTTTTCCGCTTCCAGAATTACTAAAAACAACAGTATAAGTTTGTTTAGTAACTCCATCTATAACTGATTCAAGTTTAGGAAGTCCCATAGAATAACCTTCATTCTTACCAAGACGACCTAATTCAATTTCTTGTAATAGAGATTCAGTTATTGTCATCTATATGTCCTTCATTTTCTTGAATATCAAAATATTTATCTTTTATTAAAAATACAAAGAACTCTTTACTATTACAAGTAATAGGTAAATCTCCATATTTCTCTTTATATCTATTAAGATTTTTAATTAATTCAGTTATTGTCATTTATTACCATAATTGAAGTTTTTCTATTCCATTATCATCTATTACAATTGCATCTGTGATTTCATGTAATCCATTTTTAAATCTAATAGAATCGGTACAAACAACTGACATATTTTTATCTTCTGGATATATTTCTATCCATTCTTCTAAATAATCAATTAGTTCAACTATTGTCATCTGGTTCTACTAATTCATAATCGTATCCATTATCTTCACACCAATATTCAGCTGATTCATTAGAATCAACATACATTAATATATCTCCTTCATTAATTCTTTCAATTAAATCTTCAGTAAGTAAATTATCATACCAATCAGAAGACTTACTTTCCCAATCGGTTACATCATAACCATAAGCCTTATTTCCAGAAGTTAATAATATTCTAATCATAATTCACTAACCAAATCAATAGATGCTATATTCCAATGTTCATTTAGAATATTATTTTTAGCTTCATCTGCAGAATTAGCATAACACCATTCTTTGTCATAATCACCACTCTTAGTAGTGAATCTTACTAAGTATTTTTTCATATTAATTGTGTTGCTTCAAGATTAATATTAATAGAATTACCTTCTCTAAAAGCTTTCAATGCTTCTCCACCTCTATCAATTATAAATCTATCAAGAGTAGTAAAGTTATATCCATTTTCAATTCCCCATTTAATATTATCAATTATTTCTTGATGAATTTCTGGATTATTCTTTATAGATTTAGCATACTTTTGAAAAGCCTGTTCAAGAGAATCGAAGTGCTTTGACACTGTCCTTAG